CAAAGGATATAATATTCTTGAAACAAATACAGAAATTTCTGATATTGGAATTAATGTAGATTACATTGCAGAAAAAAATGGTGTTAAAGAATATGGTGAAGATAAAGGTGGAAAATCTGGCGGAAAAAAAAGACCTGGCGCACAACGTACAGATAATGTGAAGAAGGCAATTTGCAATGGTGTTCTTTTAAAAACAAAATACCCAGATGCAAAATATGTTATTTATTTTTCTGCAGAACCAAAAGAAGGAAATTCTTCTGATAAAATGATTAAAACTGCTATTAAATTTGGATATGTTGATGAAGTTCGATATTTAAAGTATTGAAATCCGAACAATAATATCGGGAGTTCCACACTCCCCTTTTTTATGTTTTTTGATATATAATAGTAAGAGATGCCTTCGGGGTCTCAACTAACACTCGCTTATTCAAGGAGAACTAAAATGAATAACACTTTTACTTGGGAAGTTTATCAACCTTTTAACATTGGTTTAGAAAATGTTTTCAATAGGTTGGATGCCATGTCTGGTCACAATACAAACTATCCCCCATACAACATTGTCAAAAATGATAATGCTAACTACGAAATTGAAATCGCTTTGGCTGGATTTAAAGCAGAAGAGATTGAAGTATCAACAGAACAGAATATTCTCAAAGTTGCCAGCAAGATTGAGAAACGAGATCCTGAAAGAACTTACCTACACAAAGGTCTCTCCAAACGTTCATTCACAAACACATGGCAACTTGGTGAAGATGTCAGGGTATCCTCTGTAGATTTTGCTGATGGTCTACTAACAATCTCATTGGAGAAGATCATCCCAGAACATCAGAAAAAAATGACATATACAATTGGTGCTTCGGAAAAGCAACTTTTGACTGAAGGATAAATAAAGTATATCGTCGCCGCTGGGGCTCGACTGGCAAAATCCAGTTGACGCCCCCCTTTTTTTGTGCTATAATAAAATTGTAAATTGGAGTGATGTATGGTAAAATTAATTCCAAAACTTGTCATTCTTACTAATGGAGAAAAAATAATTTCGATGTTGGGAGAATTGACAAATGACGCTGGAGAAAAACTTTGTTTAATTTCTAAATGCCCACTTGTTCTTACGATGGGTGTTACAGAAGAACCATCGGATTCTTCAGTTGGTCAATATGTATTAAATTTTTCCAAATGGGTTCCTTTTTCAGATGACTTAGAATTTAAAATTTCTTATACTTCTGTTACCACAATTTGTGATGTATCTGAAGAAGTTTTAAAAGTTTATATAGAAAAATACGGACAATATTTAGATTTGGAAGAAAATTCTTCGGAAATTGAAGAATCAATTTAAATTTAAAAAATAAAAATATCCACTACTTTTTTGAATAGATATGTTAATTAAAGTTTTAAAAATGAAAACTGGTGAACAAGTAGTCACTGGTATCACAGAATTGCAGGACGAAAACAGCAATGGTATTTGTTTTTTGGTAACACAACCGTATAGATTAGATCTTATTCCTTCCGATGAAATTTCTTTGGATGGAACACCAGAAACTTTTAGAGTTAATTTTACTAAATGGTTTTCTGTATCAAAAGACGTTCAATTTCGTATTCCATATGATAGTGTAGTTGCTATTGGCGAACCAGATGATTCTGTTTTACAAACATATACCGATAAATTTGGAGATTTATTAAATGACATCGACACCGTACAACCCAGTAATTCAAGTGATAGTTCTGAAAGATCAGGAGTATCTGATAGCGGAGATCGAGGAGAGGGAGGAGAGCCCTGAGTGCCTTTTAACCAATCCTTACCGAATCACAGATTTAACTTATTGGGATCACTCAAACGTTGATTATAAAAGTGTCCGTAATCCCGATGCTCTTTTTATCGGTGAAAGCATCGAAAAGGAAATCGATAGAAATGGTGAAGAAGTAACGGTTACTCAATCAGATTATATTCTGTTACAAGAGTTTCCTAAGTATACAAATCAAACTCAAATCTACATGCGAGCAGATGACATTCTGACCATTTGCGATCCGTCCTATTCTGTGCTAGAATACTACCAGAAGACCGTGGGTTAACGCATGAAGTTTTATACGAACATTGAACAAGCGGGGAATCGCATCCTCGTTCGTGGTTATGAAAATGGTGATAGAGTTCAGTATCGTGTAAACTACAATCCAAGTTTGTTTGTTGTTGCTAACAAGCAGACAGACCATAAGAGCCTGGATGGACGTTTCCTCAAGGAAGTCCGTCCAGGCTCTATTAATGATTGTCGTCAGTTTATCAATCAGTACGAAGGTGTTGAGGGATTTGAAATCCATGGAAATACTAGATACTTGTATCAGTACATCAACGAAGCATATCCTGATGATGAGATTCGTTTCGATTCTTCCCTCATTCGCACATTTACTCTGGATATTGAAACTGGAGCAGAGAATGGTTTCCCTGATATTGAATCAGCAGACCAAGAGATTCTGCTTATTTCTCTCCGTGATTCTTTTACAAACCGCATCACTGTTTGGGGAAGCAAGAGTTTCAAGAATGAAGACCGACAGGTTGATTACATCCATTGTAACGATGAGACGAAACTCCTTTCGTGCTTCCTCAAATGGTGGCAGGAAAATACCCCCGACGTAATCACTGGTTGGAACGTTCAGCTATTCGATATGCCATACATTTGCCGACGTATGGATAGGATTCTTGGCGAGGATCATACAAAACTGTTGTCGCCCTGGAAACTAATCTCTTCCCGTGAGATTTTTATCAAGGGTCGCAAACAGATTGCATATGATATTCCTGGCATTGCCACGTTGGATTACCTTGAACTTTATAAGAAGTTCACATACACCAACCAAGAATCTTATCGACTTGATCATATCGCATCTGTAGAACTTGATGCCAAGAAACTTGACCACTCTGAGTTTGATACTTTCAAAGAGTTCTATACTAAAGATTGGAACAAGTTTGTGTTGTATAACATCCATGACGTTCGCCTTGTGGATCAACTGGAAGACAAGATGAAGTTGCTGGAACTTGCATTCACTATGGCATACGACGCCAAAGTAAACTACGAAGATGTTTACTCTCAGGTTCGTATGTGGGATAACATCATCTTCATCTATCTTGCAAAGATGGGTATTGTCATTCCTCCAAAGAAAGATAGTGTAAAGGATGCTAAGTATGCTGGTGCTTATGTTAAGGAACCTGTGCCTGGCATGTACGATTGGATTGTCAACTTTGACTTGAACTCCCTGTACCCTCACCTCATCATGCAGTACAACCTATCCCCAGAGACCCTCCTACCACGCCGTAGCAGCGTCAACGTGGACATGCTGCTGGAGAAGGAGTTTGACACCAGCGACCTCGTAGAGGAGACCCTGTGCGCCAATGGGACGCATTACACAACGCAGTACCAAGGGTTCCTTCCCAAGCTCATGGAGAAGATTTATGAGGATCGCACTATCTATAAAAAGAAGATGCTTGCTGCCAAACAGCAATACGAAAAGACCCCAACGATTGAGTTGAAGAAAGAAATCTCTCGCTGCAATAACATTCAGATGGCACGAAAGATTCAACTCAACTCTGCTTATGGTGCTATCGGTAATGAGCACTTTCGTTATTACAAACTTGAAATCGCTGAGGCAATCACTCTTTCGGGGCAGCTATCTATTCGCTGGATTGAGAAGAAGATGAATGCTTATCTCAATAAAGTTCTAAAGACACAGGATGTTGATTATGTTATTGCTTCTGATACTGATTCTATGTATCTTAACCTTGGTCCTTTGGTTGAAAGTGTATACAAGGGAAGAGAGAAAACTAATGAAAGCGTTGTCACGTTCCTTGATAAGGTCGCTTCGATGGAACTTGAAAAGTTTATTGAAAGTTCTTACCAAGAACTGGCTGACTACCTCCATGCATACGACCAGAAAATGAAGATGAAGCGTGAGAACATTGCTGAGCGTGGTTTTTGGACTGCCAAGAAACGCTATGTTCTCAACGTGTGGGATAGTGAAGGTGTGCGTTATGCTAAACCAAAGATGAAAATCTGTGGTATGGAGACGGCACGTTCTTCGACTCCTGCTTATTTCCGTGACAAACTGGAGCAGGCATATCGTATTATTGTTACTAAAACAAATGAGGATGTGTTGGACTTCATTAATGAAATCAAAGAGGACACTAAGAAGCAGAACTATCTCAACATTGCATTCCCTCGTGGATGTAACGGTTTGAAGAAGTATCGCAGTGCTGCTGATATCTATGCCAAGGGCACTCCTATCCAAGTACGTGGTGCGTTGCTTTATAACTATTACATTCGCAAGAACAACTTAGAACACAAGTATCCACTAATCCAAGAAGGTGAAAAGATTAAGTTCATCTATCTGAAGACACCAAACCCTATAAGTGAGAATGTCATTTCGTTCTTTCAACAACTGCCGAAGGAACTGAACCTTGACAAATACATTGACTATACGCTACAGTTTGAGAAGAGTTTCTTCGAACCGATCAAAAATGTGCTAGAATGTATTGGATGGCAAGCTGAACGCAAAGGCAGTTTAAGTAGTTTTTTCTTTTGAGGTATTATGAGTTTTTTACAATCTGTTATTAAGGAGTTAGATAATGAATATGCAAATGTTGTTGATGATTCCATCGTATGTAAAACGTTTGTGGATACTGGTTCTTACATACTCAATGCTCTTATCAGTGGGAGCATATTTGGTGGTCTCCCATCAAATAAAATTACTGCACTTGCGGGAGAATCAAGTACAGGTAAAACCTTCTTTGCTCTCTCAATCTGTAAACACTTCCTTGACAGCAACCCAGAAGCACAAGTAATCTATTTTGAATCTGAATCAGCTATTGAAAAAGATATGCTTGCTGAACGTGGTATTGATATCAAACGGGTAGGTCTAGTTCCTGTCACTACTGTTCAGGAGTTTCGTACTCAGAGTATTAAGGTAGTTGACGAATACATGAAACTTAAGAAGGATGCTAGACCTCCTCTGCTTTTTGTGCTAGATTCTTTGGGAATGCTTTCGACCACAAAGGAGGTGGAGGATGCGACTGCGGGTAAGGAAACTCGTGACATGACTCGTGCTCAGGTTATCAAATCAATTTTTCGTATTCTTTCACTCAAACTGGGTCAAGCAGAGATTCCTTTGATTGTTACTAACCATACATATGATGTGGTTGGCGCTTATGTGCCTACTAAAGAAATGGGTGGTGGTAGTGGTCTGAAGTATTCTGCTTCTAGTATTCTTTTCCTTTCCAAAAAGAAAGAGAAAGATGGCACTGAAGTGGTTGGTAACATTATTAAAGTGAAGGCACAAAAGTCACGCTTTACCAAAGAAAACTCAGACATTGAAACGAGGTTATTCTATGACGCCAGAGGTCTTGACAAGTATTACGGATTATTGGAGTTGGGTGAGAAATACGGAATCTTCGAGCGTGTGGGGAATCGTATTAAACTTGATGGTGGTAGTGTTTATCCTTCGGTCATTTATAAGGATCCAGATAAATACTTCACCCCAGAAATCCTCCAAGCCCTAGATGAGTGTGCGAAGAAAGAATTTTTGTATGGCAGTGAGTAATGAGTGAAAGAATAGAGACAACTATATTGCGTAACCTTCTCTGTAATGAACCCTATTACAGAAAGGTTGTGCCTTTTGTGAAACCAGATTACTTTAATGAAATCCATGAAAAGGTTATCTATGAAGAAGTGTGGAACTTTGCAAGCAACTATGAGATGCTACCAACAGCAGAAGTTCTTATTATTAACTTAGAAAGCAGGAAAGATTTAAATGAGGAAGTATATCAAAACGCAGTTAAAACGATTCAGGGGCTTACTACTGCCCCAGTCGAATACAACTGGTTGCTTGACACCACAGAGAAGTGGTGTAAAGACAGAGCAATCTATCTCGCTCTCCTCGAATCAATTAAAATTGCGGATGGAGGCAATCAAAAAGTATCGCCAGATGCTATCCCAGCAATCCTACAAGAGGCCCTGGCAGTATCGTTCGACGAACATGTAGGGCATGATTACTTAGAGAATGGTGCTGAGCGTTATGCGTTCTATCATTTGGAAGAGGATAAGATTCCATTCCACCTCGAATACTTCAATAAAATTACCAAAGGTGGTCTGCCTAACAAGACATTGAATGTAGCACTTGCTGGCACAGGTGTGGGTAAGTCACTCTTCATGTGTG